CATCCGGGTTGTCAATGACGATCTCAACAGCAGGTGTGTCGTCCTGCGCGATGCCCGAAAAATCCAGTCCAGTCGGGGCTGGCGTAAGGGACGAAACCATGCTGCTCGTTGCCATATAAATCCTCAATAGAATGCGGCTTTGCGCCGAAAGGACAAGGGTTCGTCCTGCTCGTCGGATTCTAGTCTCAAGAACCCACCTTGTCGAAATCTCGTGACGGCCATTACAGCCGTGTCAGCCAAGTCATCGTGCGCCGCATTCGGGAAAGCGGCCATCTGGTCGATCACTTCTCTGGCCCAGCGAGTATCCGGTGCCCACACCTTGCCAGCCTTGAAAATAGGCGAGACCGTGTTCATCCGGGCGATCTTGTCGTTGGACTGCTGGCGCGTACCTCGGCTGGGCGTGTAGCCGATCACAAAAATACCAGTCATTTGGTTCAGTTCTTGGATCAACGAGGCACCAGCGGCCTTGGCTTCCACGATGCACTCGTCAGGCTCCCACTCAAGATAGTTCTCCTGCGCCTTTTGCTTGAGCTCAGGGAACTCCATTCGCTTTTGGAAAGCGTCAAGCAAGATGATGTTCGCATCGTTGGGGTCTTCGTTCATAAAAAAGACGCCCCAAGTGGTGCACGCCGAGAAGTCGGACCTCTCGTTCTTGGTAAAAGCCGTGTCCCAAGCCTGAATGATGAACTCGCAGCGCGGCGGATCGTCTCTCTCCCAGACCTGCCACCAGTCTCGCTTGACGATGGCCCCTTCTTCGCCGGTCGGCCTTTGCTGGTACTGGGCGTTCCACTTGGACGGTGCCAATTCCTCTTTCAGGGCTTCCAGCAGTTCAAGCGACCAGAACTCTGGCCACAGGGGATTACCGGACGGGAGGATGGCCGGGAACTCAATGACTCGCCACTCGTCTTCCTTGCCTCTTTCGGCGGATTCCTTGAGCACGCGGCCAATGAGATCGTTCTCGCTCCAGCGGGTGGCGATGATGATGATCGCGCCATTGGGCTGAAGACGCTGACGCGGGCCAGAGGTGTACCACTCGTAGGCCTTGTCATATATAGAGGGGTCGTGCGCAGCCAGTGTTGCTTCGCCTTCCGTGTGGGGGTCGTCAATGATGACCAGATCAGCGCCCCGGCCAGTCATCGTTCCCCCAACGCCGATAGCGAAATACTCACCCACCTCGTTGACAGCCCAGCGGCCCGCCGACTTGGAGTCCTGCCGGATGTTCGTGCTCGGGAAAACCTCGTGGTACTGCTCGCTCATGACAAGGTTCCTAACCTTCCGGCCAAAGCCAACAGCCAGCTCGCCAGTGTTCGACGCCTGCATCACCTTCTTATCGGGGAATTTGCCAAGGAACCAAGCCGGGAGCATGTACGAGCCAAACTCAGACTTGGTGTGCCGTGGCGGCATGGAAATTGCTAGGCGCTTCAACTTTCCCGAGGCAATATCCTCAAACGCTTTGGCCACGACAGCATGGTGCCGCCCATGGATGAAGCCCGGCCACATCTTCTTGACGAAAGCCATGAAGGACGCCTGACACTTCTCCCGCTCCACCGCAGCCTTGTACTCGGCCACCTGCTCCAATAGCTTCTCTTGCTCGTGGATGGGCAACTGGGCGATCAACGCCTCCATATCCTGCGGAGCAGACTTTTTATTTTCAGGCTGGCTCATACGTCATTTCAAAGATGTCCGGCTTACACGGGTAGTGCTCACCCTTCACGCCAGTGATGATCCAATCGCCGGGGCAAACAATGTGACCACCTTCAAGCGTGTCGATCCAGCCGTGGTTGTGCATGATGTCGCCGCAATGAGCGCATTGAGCTTGACCACCACCGGGCAATCGGTGGCGACGAACCACTTTCCCCTCCGAAAGAAAAGGCTCAAACTGGGTGGTGGAATCAGATGGGTAAACCATGAAGCCACCATCTTTTGGGTGGTCGCCATTCTTAAACCACTGGGCGGCCTCAATGACCACGGGCTTCTTTTTGAATTTCATTCCAACTCCTTCAGGTTCTTGTAATTCACCCAAGCCGGGCGAATCGTCCGACCCACACCATCCATCTTCTTCACCACTCCAAGCTGAACCAACCGGTCCACAATGTTCTTCGTCGAGCCAATCCCCATCTTGCCACGCACATACGCAATATCCCTCAACGTGGGCGAGAACCCATACTTCTGCCACCAAGCATCAATCACCAAGAAAACTTCCTTCTGCGCCGGGCTCATACCCATCTCCATACACTCATCCCTCGTAGGATCGCTACGCCGAATCTTCATGTCCCTGTGGATAACTTTTTTCAAGCAATCTCCACGCTTTGATTGCTTCGTTGTTTTAGTAGTAGTTGCCATTTTAAGTTACGCCACAAGTACCAACTTATTTTTCTGTTCCGACTGCCTATTTTTTAAGCAAAATACCCCCCGGGGTCAGCTCTCCAACGATGACGGGGGGGTCTCGCTGGTAGAGGGGGGTGGGGTCTCTCCGTTGAGAGTTTCTGAATTGAGGGGGTCTATGGATCGTTCGTGTGGAATAGTATGCTTCTTGGCACGGGACTCCGCCTCATCAGTTTGGGGGGTCGGGGGCGGGTGGGTCGCGTCGCCAGCCAGTTCTCGCATCAGGTCATCGGCCTGAGCGTCGATGATGTGCGCATCGGTCGCGCTCGCGTTGCTCAGTTGTTTGAGCTGCGCCATGATCGCGGCGCGTGCATCTTCGCTGCTAGTAATGGTCCTTACTTCCTTGCGCTCAGTAAATGCCGCCACCTCAGTAACAGTGCCAAGAACCTTAGCCGCTGCAGTTATCTGCCCGGGTTTACTGTCAGGGTCAATGATTACTTTGACAAGCGATTGAATAACTAATTCACGCAAGGCCGCAGGGTTTCTATGTTTAGCCCCCTCTATTGCCAGTTGATAGGCCTCGATTTCCGCGCTGATATCGGGCCGCTTGGATAGCTTATGCGCCTGATTCCCTTGTGTCTTAGGCTTTGCACTGGTGTTATATGCCTTCCGATACGCTGCAGCACCTGTAGAGCCTTTAGCCACTTCCATAGCAAATAGCTTTTGTTTTGCTGTTAGCTCACGTGCTGCACTCTTACCCAAGATATGGGAGACGGGTACAGAGTCGAGGCTTTCTGTTATCTGAGCCCGGGTAAGTTTGCTGGGTTGTTTATGTTCTTTCATATGGGGGATGCTAGAGGAACAGCGCAAGAGCTGCAAGGCTTCGCCTTAGAACACCCCCGCGCCACCATTACACCGCCAGCAGCACTACACCACGCCAGCACGCTAAGCGCACGCCCTGAAGGCCTGCAGCATAGCCCCACGCTATCACCTAAGCACCATCCCTGCAAACCTTGGTTAACAAAACCACTTTGCAACGATTGAAACAAATCATTAGACCAACACCCTAAAACCATGGCGTAATATCTACCAGACAGGACGACACCCGACCTGTGACACAGGAGCACACGACATGACCAATACTGTAACCATCCCAACATGGGCAAAGCCAGCCAAGGCCGACCGCTACACGCTGCACGAAGCCGCCGCCCTATTGGGCTTTGAGGGCCAATGGGTTCGCATGACAGCAGCAGACCAACGTAGCCTGATGGGCTTTGCCGTGTTCGGCAAGCGTGCTTTCAAGGTCAACGATGACGGCACCATCATTATCAAGCGCTCAACATGTTTCGGCATGGACACAGAACAGCACGAATACACGCCCGGTCAAGTGACCAGCGCGGCCACCCAAAACAAACAGCTTTCACCGGGTACTTTCGGCCCTGCATTTGCTTGACCACCAACCACCACGGAAACAAACGACCATGACCAAATCAGAAGCCCGCGAACTTGAAAATGTGCGCCGCTATATAGCAGCAGGAATGCCCGATACAGCGGCCCGCGCCTTATCTGCACTGGTGCGAGCAACACGCAAGCGCACCACCAGCGCCGAACTCATGACCCACGCCGTAACGCTCAATTTGCTGCACCGCCCCGAATTCATTATTCGATAACAACCCCGCCCGTCTAACCAGCGGGCACAACTGGAGCCAACGCTATGCAATCACTCCCCACAGCACTGACCACCGCCCAACTGGAGGGCATTTTGTCTGCACTCGCAGCACTCCCCAGCGCCACAGTTAACCGTCACCCGGACGTTATCACCGTGACAGCAACCCGCAAGGCCGACCGCCAGACCGTAAAGGTTTTAAGCGCAGTTACACGCAACGGCCAGCACTGGCACGTTATGACAGCCCCCGGAATCATTACACCGACTTTCACCAACTGAGGAGCCACCACCATGAAACGAATCACCCACGCCCCCGCCGATAGCGCATACATCGGCAGCACCGAAGGACCGGACCAAATGAGCGAAGAAACCGCCGACCGCTTAGCCGATGCCACCGCGCCCGCCTACATACAAGACCCGGACGGACACCGCCATTTTTTTGACCTTTGCCCCGCTTAACCCCAAGGAGATAACACCATGACACACAAAATCAAACTCTACAGCCACAGCCAAGCCACCGCCACGGCCCACAGCCTCAAAACCGCAGGTTTTAGCGCAGCAATGGAGGCAGCAGCACAGGCAGCACTACAACCCACGGCAGCGGATGCAATCGCCGCCAAGGTTGACCGCTTGGGAGCCCTACACGCTGCACTGGCCACCATGAAAAAGGAGGCCGACCAGCTACGCGCCGAACTGGAAGACGCAGGACTCGACAACATCGAGGGCAATTTGTACCGCGTCAATTTTGCCCAATGCGCAGGACGCACCGCCACCAATTGGGAAGCAATCGCCGCCAAATTCAAGCCAAGCCCCCAGCTAATCCGAGCGCACACCACCACGGGCGAGCCATCCACCCGCATGACAGTTAAAGCACGCCAGACCCACTAAACCACCAGCAGGAGCACACAACATGGGCCAATATCACAAGGTTTACAACGTAAGCAAACGCGAATTTATCCACCCCCACCGCATCGACAACGGGTTAAAGCTAATGGAGCAAGTGGGCCACGAGCGCAGCACCGCGACCGCCTTATTTTTACTACTGGCAAACAGCAACGGCAGAGGAGGAGGAGACGCCCGCCCGCACGACCTTATCGGACATTGGGCGGGTGACCGAATTCTGATACAGGGAGACTATGCAGAAAAAGGAGACCCAGCATTTAAAAGCCAAAAAACGCTAAACGCTTACGCCGACATATCCGCCCAAGTGCTGGACATGCTTAACAACGAATTCAACTAAAGGAGCGCACACCATGGGCACGACTTGTTACTTAATCAACACCCGCCAGACCACCAAGGCAGCAATTGAACAGCACGAGCGCCAGCAATATATCGCAGGAGAGCGCCACGGGTTTGACTTCGATTATCTGACCATGAAGGGCGCGACCGGGTACGGAATAATGCACCGCCAAGACAAGGACACCGGAGAAAAAACACACTTTGGAATTGTCTTTAAAACCAGCAGGCACAAAACCGACCATTGGGGAATGTCTGAATTCTGTATTAAGGAAATCACGGAAGATATGGGGCCAGTCCAAACGGACGCCCCCGCCAAGATGCTGGACATGCTGGACCGACTAGCCCCGGACCCCAAGGGATACGCCGCCCAATGGCGCACCGCATGCCGGGAAACAATCGCACGCAAGCGCACGCCCAAGGCTAAGCCAGCAGCAGGCCAGCGCGTGACTTATAACAAAATCAACTACACGCTATTCGGACCCGCAGGAGCCCGCAAAGGGTGGATTGTGCACAGCGACACGGGCGAACGCTACAGGATGAACGCCCGACAGGTGGCGCAAGCCCTAAGAGCACCGCCACCAGCGCCGCCAGAGCCACCACGCAGCAAGGAGCAGACGCCCGAGCAATTTTTCAGAGACCATTTTCAATTCATCCGAGTAGGTGACCCAGCATGAAACATTTCACCATGAACCCAGCCACGCCGCACCCCGACAGCGACAGCGAGCCCGCACCGATGCCACTGGACGAGGCTATAAATTTTGCCCTTCGGATGCTCAAAGACCCGAACGCGACCCAATGGCAGCGCCAAAAAGCCGCCGACGAACTGCAATATTCATACGAAACACAGGACGATTAAAAATGAGCAACCACACCCCCGGCCCATGGCACCAAGGAAATAAACCCGGCCAAAATTTATACATTTTTGACAGTCAAGGCCACGCAATCGTGCAATCAGTTGAGGCCAAAAATGTGCCGTTAATTGCCTCAGCGCCAAACCTTTTGAACTTATGTGAACGAGCATTTAGGGCGCTCAATTGGGATGATTTCCCGCAACTTAAAGAAGACCTAAAAAACGAAATCGAAAAGGCCACCCCATGAAATACCATTTTATTCAAGCCAGCAGCAACCGCAAGACAGGCCCAATACCGCAGACCTACACCAGCCGGGAAAGTTGCCCGCCCTCATGCGCTCATTACCGCAGCTCATGCTATGCCGAGGATTTTTACACCCGGTTAAATTGGGACAAGGTAAGCACCAGAGGAACCGACCTAGCTGGACTGGTGCACGCTATCAGCCGACTACCAAAGGGCCAGTTATGGCGGATGAATGTCGCAGGGGATTTGCCGGGAGAGGGTGAACAAGTGGACGCTTACGCACTCGGGCAGATTGTCAAAGCCAACAGAGGCCGCGCCGGGTTTACATACACCCACAAGCACAGCCCGGACGCGATCAAATGGGCAGGCCACGCCACGCAGTGGGGGTTTACTGTCAACCTGAGCGCCGACGATGTAGAGCAGGCAGACCGACTCGCCGCCCATGGTTTGCCCGTGGTGGTGGTGGTGCCCATGGACACCCCAAAGCACAGCAGAACGCCCGAGGGCAGGCCCGTTTTAGTTTGCCCCGCTCAAACTACCGAATACATGACGTGCGCTTTATGCGCCTTATGCCAACGCGCCGACCGTAGGCAGATTATCGGGTTTCGAGCCCATGGCACCAAAGCCAAGCAAGCCGACCGACTCGCACGCCGGGTTATCCCAATCGCCGCAGCTTGAAAGCACCAGCGCCAGCCCTTGAAGGAGGGCTATCGCGGGCACTTTTACCCGCTACAGGAGCCAGCACCATGGAAGACCAGAAACCAAACTACAACAGCACCGCCGAGGAAATCATTGATTACTACGACAGCCACCTGACAACGCCCACACTTAAAGAATTAGCGGACATGACAGGCCGAACAATCCCATATTTAAAGGGCCTACTGATGCACCCCGGAAAGGTCAAAGCATGACCAAATGCACGAACGCCGAACCCGGTAACTATGGCCACGAATGCGGGAAGCCCGCCCAATGGACCGCGACCAAGCCCAACGGGTACAGCTCAACATTTTGCGACCAGTGCCGCCAGCAGGGCAGCGAGGCCCGCGCCTATGCCCAATGGACACCATACAAGGAACCCCAGCAATGACACACACCCAAACCGCATACATGACCGCAGGGGCACGCTATGAACGCGCCAGCACGCCCGGACAGGTGGCAGCAGCATCACAGGCAATCCGGGTATTACTGGAGGCAGAGAAGCCCCACGACCAAACCACCGCCCGCGAATATATCGAGCAGGGCAGGCAGGAGGCCCGGACAGCATGAAGCCCGAAACAATCGAGCGATCCATTTATTGGCAATGGCACGTAATCAGACACAGCCGCGACCCAGCGCAGCAGGCCCGATGCCGCCGAGCTATTGAGCAGCTCACCCGCCAGCTACAGCAGGCCCGGACACCATGAACGCCCCGTTATGGCCCTTCCCACCGCCCGGAGGTCCCACACCATGGACCCCTGAGCAGGTGCGCGACTACCAGCGCCAGCAGGAGCAGCGAGCCCGACAGGACGCGCCGCCCGCCCCGTGGTGACCCCCGCCCGGGGTGGTTGCGAGACAGATGCCCCGCGTGATTGCGAGACAGATGCCGATTTTTTGATTGCGAGAAAGATGCCAAACCAAAACCACCCACTGACCCGCGCCTACATGCTGGGCGCACGAGCCACAAGCCCCGCAGCTATGACCGAGGCCATGCGCCTGATTCGTGCTTGCGAGACAGGTGCCGACCAACTGACCATCGACCAGTGCAAACTGGCTGCCGAAATTTTGCTTGAGAGAAAGATGCCATGAAAAAACAACACGCCCAAAATGAGGTTGCTCGCCCATTCCTTTGGCGGGACCGTCACGGCGAGCGCCACTTGCCCGCGCACATGGAGACGCGCCACCTGTTCTACACCTTGCGCATGATTTGGAACAACACAATGCCAGCGAGCGCCAGATTGCCGGGCAACCTGTACAGCTTTGGCCCAACTTACACCCGCGAATACATGCTTGGCGCAATTGTCGCAATCGTGCCTGAGCTGGCCACCCGAAACAACATGACGCCTGAGTGGAGGCAACAACTGCAACACATGATTGACTGGATTTCCACACATCAACTGGATCGCGCAAAGCATGCGCAGATTGAGGAGGCCGCATGAAATACACCGGACCCGCAAAACCAATTCCCACGCATATCGAAACCATGTCGGACCGTGCCGAGATGATCTGGTACGCCGTGCTGGCCGTGGCCTTTGTTGCCATCATGGCTTGGTTTTGAGACAGATGCCACCGTGAAGCCCGCCGTGGGCTTTGCAGTGCCATTTCGCACGAACAGGAGAAAACATGAAAACATCAAACGTACTCACGCATGCCAAGAAACACTTGACCAGAAGCTACTCCGAAGGCCGCGACAACTGGCACTTGCAGAAGTTCATTTGCCTTGCTATTGGCCAAGCCGCACTGACCAACAAGCGCATAACCGACGCAAATGTGGAGAGGTGCCGCAACATGATCGAGTCGCGGCTTGAGGGCTTCCCGTCATTGGAGGGCTGGCTTGAATTTAAAGGGTGCCTTTCTAGCCAACAGTGGTTAGACGACGATACAAAAGACCAAATCCAAGCGCACCGCCATGCATGGCTTGACCAAATGATTGCAGAGTTTAAGGCCAAGAAAGATTGATGTGCCCACCTACCGCATGACCATCGAGCGCACTGTGCGCTTTCAGCTTGATCTTGAGGCACCCACCCGCCTTGATGCCCTGCGCATGGTGAACGACAAGGCTTTGATGTACGATGACCGAGACCTGAAGGAAACCCGTGTTATTGCCATCAAAGAACTCGAAGAAGTCCCTATTCTCCATCCACTTGATTGAGGGAGAGGATGGCCGGGTGTCTGCCATTGCTGAAATGGTGGGCACCGGCCCGAACGCCATCGACATCGGCTTTGAAATCATGCAGAAGCTGGAGCTGGCTTCGTTCGATCACCCTGAACGACTGGCCGTCCAACCCCTCACATATTGCAAAAACTACCAGTGATGGGGTGGTTGCGAGGGAGGTGTCACTGCCACAAACTCACGCCACCGACAAACGTGGTCTTCACCGCAGCAGCCTTCTTCCTCTGCACCTTCCTGAGATAACTCTTGCGGCTCCTTTGCTCTTGCTCTGTCGCACGGATAGGCTTGGCATCCTCACCATCTCCCATCGAGTACACCTTGAGCCTGTTGCGGCCATCACCGTCAGGGGTGTAGCCGATGACGTAGATCATTTTTTGGGCCTTCATCTCGTTGAGGATGCGCCCGACAGACTTGGGGTTTGAGCCTGTCTTGTCAGCCAGATCGTAGCGAGTGGCTGGGCCTTTGAGCAGCTCGGCGAACACGGCCACGGTTTTCTTCATGGTCATGCTTGTCTCCTTGCGCGGATCATTGTTGCCAAACGCTTGGGCCATTGACTCTGGCTTTCTTTATCAACCTCGTCACACACCTTTGCACACGCCTCACGCTCGGCTGCGGCAACGAGTGCAGCGAAGCGTTCAAGCTCTGACTCAAACATCTCGGCCACACAAGTAAGTTTTGCTTCGTCCACCATGCGAATAACGTCTTCTCTTGTCATGCCTTTTCCTTGCGAAACATTTTGTCCAGTGCCTGCGAGCACTTGAATAGACTGGTTGATTGATGCAGGTCGTTGAAGTCACCGACCGCTTCGCTCATGAAGTACGGCCAGCCGATGGCCTCCGCAGTGTTCTGCCCTGTGCGCGAGAGGTCGTTGTCTGCTACCACGAACCCATGAGGCAGGGTGGCCGCGACCTTCTTCATGTTGCCAGCGGAGAAGCAGGTGTACAGGGTGTAGCGCCGCTTCAGCGCCTTCATGGCTGCGCGGATTGACAGCGCCGTGGCGTAGCCCTCGCACAGGATGTTCGGCCCCTTGTTGTCGAAGCAGAAGTAAGCACCAGACGTGCGCTGCCCAAACAAGAACTTCTTCTCGCCATCCTCTCTGATGATCTGGCAGCCGACAAGCTGATGGCCTACGCGCATCGGGATGACAAGCAGTAGCCCGTCGTCAGTCTTCCACACATTTGCCTGTTCATCCTTGAAGCCTTTGCGCTCAAGGTACGGGTGAAAGCCGATCTGGCACTGGTTCAAGATGGATGCGGCCTTGCGAGCGGCCTCTTGCTGCTTCTCGCGAATGTCACGCGCAGCAGCCTCGACAGCCTTGCGTGCCTTGTTGGGGTCGATGGCCGAGTCACCGTCTGAATGCCAGACGCTGATCTCTGTCTCGGTGGCGTGGTTCTGCACGAAAGCATGGTCACCCATGAACTTCACAGCACCGTTGCGATGGTGCCGTTTGTCCTCCGTAGGGTAGCGCTTCCACACGCCGATGGGCGGCTCACGGTCAACCAAGATGCCATGCAGGCGGCAGAAGTCAAGGAAGTGCATCTGGTGTCCTCCACTTGCAGTTGTGGCTCATGCCTGCTCCTTTGCTTTATCGGTGTCTTGGCTTTTCAGTTGCTGCTCAACCCATTCGCGCATGATTTTCCAGCGGCGGTAAGGTGCTGTTTCGTCGTGCATGCAGATGGTCTTCTGGTGTCTACCGTAATCAGGATATCCGCGCCGCATCGGGCCGCAAATTTCCACTTCCACGTACTTGTAGTCAACACCACCATTCCACTCGTCGTTCAGCCACATGATCTCTTGCACAAGCGGGGCAGCCACGCCAAAGCGCTCGGCCACCAGTCGCTCATTACATCCGCTGTCTTCATTCCCGAGATCATCCATCTTGGTGCCACGCGCCGCGCCCAGAACGCCGAGAGTGCAATACTCCCCGCTTTCCGTTGCGAAGCTGTTGGGGTAAAGCTTCTTGTCTGGCATGGCATCCAATGCGCCAAGCAGTTCACGCAACATGGCCTGACCCCGCTTGCCGCGAATGGAGCTGGCAACCCTGCCCCGCCACATGATATGACCCCAGTTGTCATTAATCTCGTCTGAGTATCCACTTCGGCTCATGACTCCACCTTGAGGATTTCTGCTGCAGTTACGTGCCAGCCTTTCTCTCGCGCTATCTCAGCGGCCACTTCACGCATCTTGTATGCGCCATTGCTCCACGCAATCTTGCACATGCGCTTGCAGTGCTCCTCGCCATCCTCACCGGGCAGGGGTGGGGTGCTGCCCTCAAGATGCCACCATATTTCAAAGTCGTTCATTTCTTTGCCTCGGTTAAATATGAAGTCCGAACGACATAATCTCGCAGTCGTTGATGTCGTTTTTGCCGTAGCTTTTGAACTGGCGTTCGGCGGTGTCAATGCGCTGCACCATCATGATGAGGGTGTCCTCTTGCTTGGGCGAGCATGATCCGCTGCGCTCCACGCTTTCAGCAAACTTGCGCCACCCATAGCCAGTCTTTTTGCACCGATCAATTAGGTGCCGCTGTCTTTCTGTGAACATCATTTCTTCCCCTTTCCCTTGAGGTAGCGGATCAGCGCAGCCTTCACTGCCTTGTTGAACTCTATGCTTGGGGCTTTCGGCGTTTCCGCCAGACCCTTGGGCCAGACGCCGAACTTGTCCTTGTAGGTGTGGGCGGCTCGGCCTGTGCTCCATCCGTGGTACTTGACCATGTATTGGCACATGCTGTACCAGTCTTGCTTGCTTTCCCGAGAGGCCGCTGCTTTCAGCTCCTCCATTTCTCCGGGCACCGACTCGACCATGCTGCGCTTCTCGCGGGTGTAGCCGCAGTGGATGCAGGTGTCTGACCCGCCAGCCCACAGGTGGCCGCACTTGGGGCACTTGGCCGCTTCCTTTTCCTTGTCGGTCTTTTCCTTCTTGGCCTTCTCGCGAGCGTCATCCAGCTCGTGCACACCGTTGCTGTAAATCTCTTCCCAGTCCTCTTGAAAACGGATGTAATTCCCGCTGTGGCACAACCACACCGCGAACTCTTTGTCCGGGTAGCCGCGCATCACGCGCCCCATCTGCTGAACGTGAGAGGACAGCGACTTGCTGAATGGCCGAGCGCTCACGCCGATCATCACGTCAGGCACGTCAAAGCCTTTGGTCAAGATGTCCGTGGCAATCAGGCCATGAATCTCCGTGTCGGGTTTGCTGAAGTCTTCGATGACATCGCGCTTGAATTCATCATCGTCTTTGTAGGAGATGCTGATGAAGTTGTAGCCCTGCTCTGCGAACTTCTTCGACAGGTCTGCGCCATGCTCAACGCCAGAGCAGAAGATGATGGTCTTGCGAGGCCTGCCAAATATCTCGTGCGTCTTCTTGATCCACTCGGACACGATGTCACCAGTGATCTGCATGCCGCGCTTGGTGGACTCGGCTTGGCTCCACTCGCCCGCCACCTTCTTGGCCCCGGTCATGTCGATCTCTTTTGCGACGAACACGCGCAGTGGGCACAGCACCTTCTGATCCACCAGTTCTTTGGTTGTGACGGTGCTGACAACGTGTTCGTACACAGCCCCGAGGCCTTTGGTAAAAGGTGATGCAGACAGGCCGATGACCTTGATGTCCGGGTTGC